ACCTGATGGCCGCGCGATTTTTCACCCACCTATACGTGGCGCGCTCGCTGCCCTTGGATCTCTATTGGTGCTTTTCTTTTTGGTGCTTTCTACGTGGCGTCTTGCTATTCGCGTTTTTTGGGTGTTAGTGGTCGATAATGTCAGTGCTCAGCCTTTGAACATTCTTTTGTTCAAATTAAAGTGTATTGCTTTATTGACGTCATATATCATTACAACGACCACTTATCCTCTCCGTCGACGTGGTCGAATTGAGACCATGCTGTTGAGTCAAGTTAGGTTGTAGTTTGAGTCATCCTTTTCTATATATTGTGTCTGTCTGTTATATTATAATCGATATGACTCAACAGTCAACCACGTTAAAACGTTAGCTTATTATCCCTATAACGACTTGTCAAGTATTGATTATGTATTATTTTAGGAATAAACGTGGTTCATCCTTTATTCAACGGCGGTATCATTCACGTAATAATGTGTTTAAGCGTAATACTTCGATCAAACGAGATGATGGTAAACGTCGTCATGTCTATTCTAACAAGTCCAATGATGAGCCAAAGATGTCATCGCAACGTATTCACGAGAACCAGTTTGGTCAAGAGTTTGTGATGGTCCATAATTCTGCCATATCTACGTTTGTAAGCTATCCCAGTCTCGGTAAGACTGAACCGAATCGTAGCAGGTCCTACATTAAGTTGAAACGACTGCGTTTTAAGGGTACTGTGAAGATTGAACGTGTTGTGTCGGAAATGAACATGGACGGTTCTACTTCGAAGGTAGAAGGAGTGTTTTCACTTGTCATCGTAGTGGACCGTAAACCCCACTTGGGTGCATCTGGTTGTCTACATACCTTTGACGAACTCTTTGGAGCTAGGATTCACAGCCATGGTAATCTTAGCATAACACCTTCTCTCAAGGATCGCTTCTATATAAGACATGTGTTCAAACGTGTTCTATCTGTGGAGAAGGATACGACGATGGTGGATGTGGAAGGATCTACCACGCTTTCTAACAGGCGATATAGTTGTTGGTCTACATTTAAGGATTTGGATCACGACTCGTGCAATGGTGTTTATGGAAACATTAGCAAGAACGCTCTCTTAGTTTACTACTGTTGGATGTCAGATACTATGTCTAAGGCATCTACTTTTGTATCGTTTGACCTTGATTATGTCGGATGAATAATGAAAACTAATAAATTTTATTTCAATGATTTCGGCTGAACAGCCTTACAGTTACTTTTAATACATTCTTGTACAGTAGTCCTAACTAATTCGTTTAACTGCCCCATTGACATAGTTATATTGGATTCCGCTCTTTGGGCTCCTACTATAGAAGCAGATTCTCCTGGATCTAGGACTTCTGTTCCGAGCTTACTTATGTGTCTATACGGATGGAGCTCGTTCTCTATCTCGGAGTCCGCATCTGAATGGCCGCCTCCTATTGTACTTCTAGAAGCCCATGACTCTCCAGGCCTTATTTCAATTGGGCCTCTAAGCCCAACTCTGGACATGGACGCACATCTAATGGGCTTCCTCTCCCATTTACCGTAGTCGACGTGCGAGAAATCCACATCCTTGTCATTGAACTGTTTGGACAGGATTTTTACCGTGGGTGCCCGGAAAGGGATGTCCACCGAGTGTTTCGCCGTCGACAGCTTCAGCTTCCCTTTGAATTTCGCGAAGTGGGTCCTTTGATGAACATTTGTATCGCAAACTCTGTAATAGAGTTTCCATGGAATTGGGTCTTTCAACGAGAAGAACGAAGCGGAAAAGTAGTGGAGATCTATGTTGCATCTTATCGGAAAAGTCCATGATGCCTGTAGAGATTCGTTGTCTGTCATTCTTTTGTCGTGGATCTCCACTACCACCGACCCAGTTGCGTTAATCGGGACTTGTTGTCTGTATTCTATGACGCAGTGGTCTATTTTCATGCAGCTCCGACTTAGTCTAGCCGTCAACTGTGACGCCGTCGACGGAAATTGCAGAATTATCTCAGTTAAATCATGGGAAAGCTGATATTCGTCCCGATGAGACTCTATATAATTGAAGGCATTAGGAGGAAATGCTAATTGAGATTCCATTAGAGAAAGAATGGCCGCGCAGCGGAAGCAATTACTGAAGTTGAACTGGTGAAGATGAAATTAGGGAGCAATAACTAAAGTTGAACTGGTGAAGATGAAATTATGTTTAATTTGGGAATCATTCGCTGAAGAACAGTTGAAGAGGACGAATGTTTTGTGGGTCCACAAAAGTAATTTGAAACTGAAATCAGTTTTACAAACTCACTTGGTTGAACGAATTGTTTCTGAGAAATATGAGCAAAATGTTAAATAATTGGACTATGTGTAATTCTTAAATCTGATAGTCTTTATATAGAAACAGCATACCCTGGTTTGAGAGCTTTCAAGAGAAGATAAATGTTAACCGATGGCATTTTTGTAATAAGAAGGGTGTACTCCGATTGAGCTCTCAAACTTCTGTCTATGTAATTGGGGTAATGGTGTACAATATATACTAGAACTCTCTATAGAGTTTTGGGACACGTGGCGGCCATCAGTATAATATT